TGATTATAGAGTTTTCTGGAGTATTTGCTGCAATTGCTGCAATTGTTGGAACTGTGTTTGCTTTTTCTAAAAATGCTAGAATCTGGATAAAAGAAAAACACACCAAATGTAAAGCGAATAGAGAAGCAAAACGTAATGTTCCTATACTAGTGGCCCAAATTTTTGAAAATGTAAATAAAATAGATACACGATTAATGCAAGTCGAAAAGGAGATGTCTCCAAACGGTGGAGGCTCTATGAAGGATCAACTGAAACTTATAAAAGCTGAACTTGATGCAACAAATTGGTTGACCCCCAGACCCACATTCAGAACTACATCATCTGGAATTAACCTATACGTCAACGAAGCATATTGCCATTTGTGTGCGTGTTCTCCAGAAGAATTATTAAAATTAGGATGGAAAGCATTCGTTCACGATCAAGAACAAGCGGACGAATATTATAATCGCTGGCTATTGTCATCTAAAAGCTTATCACAATTTGCAGGCAAACTAAAATTTCAGACCAATGTTGGAGAATATCGTGGAGAATGGATTTTACGCTTACGTCCATTGGGTCCAATAGATGCATCTGGAAACACAAACGAGTATTTGTGGCACGGAAATTTATATCCAAGTGATGATGTGGCTAAAACATACGCCAAAGCTTTCGGTATACCTATATTATAAATAGTAATATGCCCTTAACCGATAATAACGGAACCCAATACTATGGTATATCGTGCGCAGTTCCAAGCGACGCTGGCTTAAATCTTAGCGCAAACAATGGGACGAAGTATTATTGGTTATCAGCATACGATTTCATCTTATATGGACAGCCCACATTTTATCCGGGACTATCCAATAATAATACAGGATTCCAATATCTACTTCAATGTAACGTCGCGAGTGACGCTGGATTAAATCTTAGTGCAAACAATGGGACGAAGTATTATTATAATTCCGCATTTAATTGCGTTTCGTTCTGTCCATAATTAGGCGGAAGGTTGACCTTCTCCTACAGGTGGAGTAGTATTAGCTTCTCCCCCAAATGGAGCAGGTTGATCCCCACCAATCGCCGCAGGACCACCACCAAAGTCTGGTGGAACTGCTGGTAGTCCTCCACCACCACTTGGCCCGCCGCCACCCATAGATGGATCTGCGCCTGCTTCTGGTGCGCCTGCTTGAGCTTGTGCAAGTAGGGTTTCTTTCCAACCCGGTCCATAAGTCATGATCTGTTGCATTTCCCAATCAAGTTCTGCGTCTTTTCTACGGAACTCTCTATCAGCTAGAATTTCTCTATCCGTCCAACCTAGATAAGTCTTCTTAGCTAAGGTGTCGGAAATCTTACCAGATCCTACCATGGTATTATACATGTTCACTTTCAATTCAAGTTTTTGGTTTTCTCTAAGATCGTAGAAATTAGTTGGAACATTAAATTCAATTTTAATATTCTGTTCTTCCAACTCAAATCCATCAGAGTCAAACATGCCACGGAACTTAAGATGAGTTATGAATCATACGTGCAAACTTCAACTCTTCACGAAGAATTTCGGTGCCATCTTGGAATGATGTTTCTGGATCAAGTCTTGTGGATGGAGTTTTTAGAGAACGATACAACTTCTTAATGAAGAAGTGTAAGTCTTCCATTGCCCCAAGATTTGTATTGCCACCAATTTCTTGAACTGTGGTAGCTTCTTGTCCTTGTCTCTTGGCAAACCAATAAGAATCCAATGTGGATTGTGGACTATACTTTTTGACAACATCATTCTGATCGGTGTCAAATGTCTTAGTAGACCAGTATTGCGCTTGCAATCTACGAAGATACGATTCCGCTTGAGGAACAGGCAATCTACCAACATCAACGTTGAACACGAATCGAAGTGGAGCATGAACCATTCTATGAATGACAATACTATCTTCGATCATAGATAGCTGTCTGTATGCTCTACGACAGTTTTCTATGAATGGAACAATGAAATCTTTAGTTTCGTTGTATTGTCCATTGTTAATGTAAATGATTTGATTTTCTTCAAAAGGAATAAATTCGAAACGTTCAACCTTCTTGGGATCATTCGGATCAAATATAGGCTTTTTGTAAAGGAATCCCTTTACCAGCATGTTTTGGATATTTCCGTAAATCGGATCTATCATATCCGCTGGCAAGTTTTCAACTGCCACAACACCTTCTCTTACATAATCTTCGTGGATTATTTGTTCAAAAAACAATTCACCTTCAACCAAAAATTGTCTAAAATATCCCCACCCATTGTCCTGAAGATTGAAAAGTTCGACATATTTGTTGAATTCTTTTTGAACTTCTTCCTGTTTTGATGAACCGATATCCGCGTTTTTGAATTTTAAAACAACAAAATCATCACGTTCGTCAGGATTTAAACACTCATCACATATTTCATCTAGCGCATCTGCAACTTCAGAGAACGCTGCCATCGTTCTATAATCACGCAATCTTCCCGGTTTATCTTCAGATGCAGAAGCATACATCAACGCTCCGAACGTTTTATCTTGTTCGATAGACGAGTATGCTGTATTGTTGTAATCTGTATTTAAAGCTACAGAATTCTTTGCCACCGCTTCAGGACGACGCATTCCAACCTTCTGGAAATACTTATATTTTGTATTAAGTCTTTCTTCAGAATCTAAAACATCATAATTAGACGGCAACCTATTTTTAAGGTGTGACGACATGCTACGATCATACGTAGAACTTTTTCCATTATTTGTTGGTGCGTAACTTCTGCTTCCCGCAGTTGTGGAACTGTCTGAACCTGCCATTTATGTATTTAAGCTATTATGTCCTAATTACAATACAGGTTGTGGCGCAACCGTCACGGTATATCCAGTGTCGATTTCATACTTAGCGTCCACAGCTTTGATTAGTGCGTTTACTGCATCGGCTCTCAAGTGATGACCGCTGATGATTGATGCAGATGCCCATCCTCCGTCAACTGGAACAAAAACAGGACTGCCAGAATCCCCGGCGCGGAGATTGTGAAAAAATGGAGAGGAGTGGTCGCCCCAAGCCCACGACTGGTAGCCTTCAAGATCAAATCTATGGTAGCCGGGATTCATTAAGAAGTCGTGTCCGGCCAGATTAACGCCACCTATTGTATCAGATCTTCTGTCGTCCGTGTTTTCGTAAGCGGCATAAAGACTAAACTGCGCCGGAGAAATGTGCATGTCTTGGTTAAACGAGTTAAACCCAAACGCATTAACGCCCGCTGTATAATTTTGCTTGGAACCGACGATGTTGTAAAACCAGTCGCCAACTAGCGGGGCAGGAACGATTGATTCAGGAAGATCCTCGTTTAGTAGCCATATCTCAAAGTCTTGACGGAACGGCTTGTTGCCATCATAAAGACCGTTCCACGCTGCGACGGCAGTTCTTGTGTGCAACACTCCATTCATATCGAGGAATCGCGCCACCGTGCCAATGGGATGTTGACCGTAATGGCCACACCCAATAACATGTCTTGGGGTAATCGCTATAAATCTTTTCTGTCCGCCAAAAACTGCATTAACGCTTTGACACGTAAGAGAAGCATGAGGAACCACACTAGTATTACGTCGGGTGTAATCAGTCTCAAAAATTCGATGGTTGTTTGATGTTCCGTTATCCAGCGTATCGAAGATTTCAAATACCCGATCAAACGAATACTTGGCGTAAGTCCCCGGAATCAGCGTTTTAGGGTTAGAGTAAGCGACCCCGCCAATAGTATTTGAAAAATCAAAATACAAATTGCGTGTCTCTCCCCTTCCGTTGTTGAACCTTACGGCAATGCGACTCGACGTTCCTCCCGCTTTTTGAAGCAAATGATTCACAGAGAGTGTTACTGGACTGCCGGAATAGGAGACAACCATATCGTCAAAGTTCAACCCGGACAGTTGAAAGTCGTTGTGGTAGTCGGTGCCCGCGCTCCGCGTAAACGTCATTCCACTATAAGTGATTGTTGTGGTGCTACCTTGAACATCCACAACAGCAACAGCTTCGCTGGTTACAACCGGAGCGAGTAAGTAAGGGGATCGCTGCTCGATAATCATACGGCGGTGTTGACTGGTGCGGTAAATCTGATTTTTCCAAGAACACTACCGACTTGAGAGTCAATGGGCGTTGCTCCGTGCGAAGCCAGATAAATCCCAAGTGTGGCGGCGGTGTCTTTCAGGAGAAGGCCAGACCCAGATGCAATGTCCGTGCCGTCGTTTTTTATCATTCCGGTGATTATGCTTGATCCGGCGTCATTGCTGTATTTGAGCCCAAGGACCCCGTTGACGCCAGCCAAAGAAAGATGCGTCGCGCTTGCAATCTGCGTTCGCAAAAACAAATTCAGCACAATCTTAGAATTGGCCCGCAGTGCCGGGTTGTCAGGAACCACATCAATATAAAGAATTCCATGAGCATAAGGATTGGAAACTTCATCGGCGAGGTTTGCATTGTCAATGATCAGTATGTTCCAATGCCCCGCAGCTAACCCTGTTCCATTAAAACTAGCGTCCAGCTCAATCTCCATTAAAATATCAACGCCTCCAGCGCCATCCGTTACAAACTCTGAAATAGGCAATAAAGCTAGTGGTTGAAGATTCCATGCAGTCGCGCCAACTGCTGTCTGGGTGATCGTGGGGCGGTCAAAGAATTTGGTCGTGCCCTCGACGAGAGGGGAATTTCCAAAGTAGGGAACTTCACCTTTTCGAGAAAAGGCGTAGTCTGGTATTGTGACGAGAGTTTGATCGGATGTGATGATGTAATCTAATTCGATAGTGTTTGGAACAATCGAATTGAAGATTTGTTCAGCTTGTTCTTGGGTTGGTGGAGTTCCAACTGGATTATTACCTAAATCTATTGCCATGATTGTATTTAGTTGTAAACTAGTTGAACACCATTATACATGACAATTAACCCGTTATATAATATATTCCCCAAATCTACAAATATCGGAGTGCTTGACACCCAACCTGCACTATTTGCTGTTACGAATGTGTAATTACCTCCCAAAGTGAACGTGTATATGGAGCTAAGAGCCACACTAGCTATATTATCATTGACTGTAGTAATATACTCATCCGGTATTCTATATGCCGAAATGATGGGATATCTCGCAGTTGGCACTTCCTCATATACAAACCCATCGATTGGTCCTCCACTCAAATACCATCTATTAGCGTAATCAAGACGTTTTCCATAGAAAGTGAACGTATAATCACTAATAGAATATATACTCAATTGGTCATATGGGCGACCGTTGATGAAATAATTAGTAAACTCTGGAAATGCAGATACAGTAACAACATCTGTTTCGTATTCTCCACCAGATAATGCTGGGAAATCGTCGTATGTGTATACACGATTAGCAAAATTTACAGCCTGCAATTCTGTTCTTACAACATAAATTGGTTCTTGTTGTAGTTCCAAAGGTGGAAATAGCCAACCTTTTATGGTGAATGTCGTCTCCGCGCTTATTCTCCACTTTGTTTCGGGATTTAGATCTTTTGGGTTTTCGTAAGAAATGTCGCCATTCCATTGGATTTCTGAACGAATTTCATTAATATAATCCATTCCAAAAGATTCAGGAACTTTCCAATATGCTATGATATAAGGGTTACAATTTACTACAAAATTCTGAACAATCTGATCTATATCTTGTTTAAATTTTCCAATAATATTAACTGTTATATCC